CTGTCCCTCAGGCCGATGTAGATGCAGCGGCGTACAATCGCAATCTGTACGAGAATGCTCGCGGCCCCGAGCATCTGGCTCGCGAAATCCCCGCGCTTATTCAGGGCAATCCTAACGCTATCGCTGACGCTGCGGATAAGTTCCACGACCTTGCGATGAGTTCACCGGCTGCGGTATCGACTGCGTTTGCAAAGTTGACTGAACAGGTTGTGGCGACGGGTGGAGATATGGACCAAGTATTTGCCAGAATCTGGACCAGTCCAACCATCCAGCAACTCGCCCCTAACCTCAAGAAACTGCTCTCAAATGTGTGGAACGACTATAAGGCCGCTCACCGAGACACAAGCCGGTCCGTCTACACGCAGCAGCAACAGCAAGGATTGCCACCGAACGTAGGCGGGCTATGAGCGATTGGTGGGACACCGTAGACGAATCGAATCCAGGTGGCGCTAACCCGGATGACGCATACGCGGGGGAAAATAAAGCCTACGGCGTTCCGGGGGCCACGATGTACGACGACCCCGCTGGGGGCGCGTCCGCCCACTTCGACAATTGGGGTGACTGGCTCGGCAACATGAAGGACCTCGGCAAAGGAGCCATGACGATTTCCGGCGACCTCAGCCCATATAACTTAGGCCGCCAAGCTCTTAGCGATGCGACGGGCGGTAAGGTCAATATCCCAGGTTTCTTTGGGCCCACCGATTTCCCCGTCGATAAGGGCAATCCTACCTTGCTTGCTCGTGCGTTGGATGCATTTCAGCCTGATCCAGCTATGCAAAATGGCAATCAGCCATCTGACGGCGGGCAGCCGGATAACAATGGCGGGCAGCCGGATGCCACGCAGAACCCCTCGACGGGGGAGCTTGCCGATGGCGGTACTGGCGGCTCCTTCGGGCGCAGGAAAAAGTTGAACCTGACTGACTACACGGGCGGACAGGGCGTAGCATGAAGGAACTCGTCACCGATACGCTCCAGAAGTACCTCGATCTTGTCTCGGCCTACGATACCGAGTTCAAGAAGTGGGAGGAGCGCAACCGCAAGATCATCAAGCGGTATCGTGACGACAACCGTGGGCAGTCCAACAATGAGATGGCCCGCTTCAACATCCTCTGGAGTAACGTCCAGACGTTGATCCCGGCTGTTTACGCCAAGACACCGAAGGCATCAGTTGCCCGCCGCTTCCGTGACAACGATCCAACCGCTCGCGTTGCTTCGCTTCTGCTTGAGCGCGCGTTGGATTTCGAGATTGAACATTACCCCGACTATCGCACCACCATGTCCGCTGCGGTCCAAGACCGCTTCCTTGGCGGACGTGGAACTGCGTGGGCGCGGTATGAGCCTCATGTAAAGCCGCAGGCCCCCGCCGATGAGCCGGAGGACGGTGTAGAGGTTACGTCCGTCACTGATGATGTTGACGAACCCGTACAAGTCCAAGAGGAAATTGAGTACGAGTGCGCGCCGGTCGATTACGTCCATTGGGACGACTTCGGCCATTCGGTAGCGCGTACTTGGGAGGAAGTGACCGCCGTTTGGCGTTGGGTCTACATGACCAAGGACGCCCTGGAAGAACGCTTCGGCACAGAGGTTGCGGACAAGATTCCCCTCGAAAGCGGGCCTGATCCGCTCAAAACCAGAGCGCAAAAAGGCGACCCTACTCGCGCTCGCATCTGTGAGTTGTGGGACAAGGAAACCGGCAAGGTCTATTGGTTCCAGAAGGACGGCCTCGACATCATCGACGAGCGCGATGATCCGTTGGAGTTGGAACAGTTCTTCCCCTGCCCGAAACCGTTGTACTCGACCACCACGAGCGATAGCCTTGTACCGGTGCCGGACTTCCTGCTGTACCAGGATCAGGCGAACGAACTCGACATCCTGACCGACCGCATTGATGGCTTGGTGAAGGCGCTGCGTGTTCGTGGCGTCTACGATGCGTCCGTACCTGCGCTCCAGCGCCTTCTGACTGAGGGCGACAACAACACGCTTATCCCCGTCGATAAGTGGATGTCGTTCTCGGAGAAGGGCGGCCTAAAGGGCAGCATCGACATTCTGCCGTTGGATGTTATCGCCAACACGTTGCTTCAGGCCTATAAGGCCCACGACCAAATCAAGCAACAGGTCTACGAGATCACTGGTATCTCCGACATCATTCGTGGTCAGACCACAGCCTCGGAAACCGCGACTGCACAACAGATCAAGGGCCAGTACGCAGGGCTCCGCTTGAAGGCCCTGCAAACCGAAGTCGCGCACTTCGCAAGCGGGTTGCTGCGGCTCAAGGCCCACATCATTTGTTCTAAGTTCCAGCCAGAGACACTGACGAAGTACGCCGATGCGGGGGCCTTGTCGCAGCCTGACCAGCAGTTGGTTCCCCAGGCGCTTGCGTTGCTCAGTGACGATCCCATGCGGGCGTTCCGTATCGAGGTCGCCACGGACAGTCTGATCCAGATTGACGAAACGCAACTCAAAGACGACCGGATGAAGTTCATCGCGGCGATTGGGACGTTCCTCCAGAACGCGGTCCCGGTTGTCCAATCGAATCCGAAAGCCCTGCCGATCCTCATCGAACTGCTCAAGTTCGGCGTTGCCGCGTTCCCAGAGGCCGCGCAGGTCGAGGGCGCGTTGGATGCTGCGTTGGACGAGGTTAAGCAAGCGGCCATGCAACCCCCCGGTCCTCCGCCACCTGATCCAGCGATGGAGAAGGCAAAGGCCGAGTTGCAACTAGCGCAGCAAAAGCAGCAAGCTGACCAGCAGATGCAGATGCAGAAGATGCAAACTGACGGTCAGATGGCACAGCAGAAGATGCAGAACGACCTACAGTTGGCCCAACAGAAACTCCAGTTGGATTCTCAGGCGGCTCAGGCTCAATCCGCGCTCGATGAACAATCGGCAGCGCGTGACGCCGCGATGGCGGAACGGAAAATGGCCGCTGACCTGATGATTGAGCAGAAGAAGCTGGAGATGCAGGCGCGTGAACTAGAAGCGCGAATTGCGATGGACGAACGCAAGTTGCAAGCCGATATGGCGCTGGCTCAACAGGCCGCGCAGCAAAAGGCTGTCCAAGCTGAATATGGCAAGCCTGGGGTCATGCAGCCCGTATGACCGTTTGGGTCTACCGCAACGGCAAGTTGGTGGAAAAGGGGGTGGATTCATCCCCCGTTTTTGCTCCTCAGATCATGTCGGACATCAAGCCGTACCGGAACATGATTAACGGCAAGATCATCACCAGCCGCAGCGAACACCGCACCCTTCTGCGGGACCACGGTTGCGTAGAGGTGGGGAACGACATCCCCGCCGTATCGCAATCCGCACCGCCAAACCGCGATTACCGGCGGCGGCGTCTACACCAACAACTCGACAACATGACCGACCGGCAAGCTAACAAGCTGCTTGCTGAAATCCGCCATCAGGCCCACAGCCGAGGAAGATAATGGACGACTTGAACGAACTGCCGGAAGCCCCACAGGACACCCGCAAGGAACTACTCGATCAACAGTTCTCCGAGATCGAGGCCGTAGAGCCCGAGAAACCGGCCCGTACCCGCGATGAGGCTGGCAAGTTCGCCGCCGATAAGGTTGCTGAAAAGCGCCCGGTCCTGACCGCCAAACCGGCGAAGGATGCCGCCCCCATCGGCGCTGCCCCCGTTGAAGAAAAGCCGTGGCACAAGCCCCCGGCGTCGTGGAAGAAGGAATACCACGAGGTCTGGAACAAGGCCGACCCCGCCTTGCGCGAGTACGCCTTCCAGCGCGAGGAACAGATGCGCGCCGGAGTTGAGCCGCTGCTGACCAAGGCGCAACTGGCAGACAAGATCAGCGAAGTCTCCAAGCCGTACCTAGCAACCATTCAGGGCCTCGGCATCGATGTGCCGACTGCCGTGAAGGGGTTGATGGAAGCCGACCATACGATGCGGACGGCTCAGGGTCAGGACAAACTGGCCTACTTCGCCCGCCTCGCTCAGAACTACGGTGTGGACTTACAGGCGCTTGCCGGTGCGTCTCCGCAGCAGACCGCTGTAGACCCCAACTACCACGCTTTGCAGCAGCAGATGCTCCAGATGCGCGGCGAAATGGAGGGGCAGCGCCTCGCGCGGGAGCAAGCCGAGGCCGATACGATCACCTCGGAAATCCGCACGTTTGCTCAGGATAAGGAGCATTTCGAGGCGGTGCGGCCTGTCATGGTACAGATGCTACGTTCTGGGTTGGCAAAAGACCTTAACGAAGCGTATACTAAGGCGATAAGACTCGATCCGGCCATTTCGTCCCAGATGGCCCAACAAGGCCAAGTGGACGCGGCGAAGCGGGCAGCAGCCGACAGGGCTGCTAAATCGGCACGAGCTGCTGCGGTAAGCGTTCGCGGTGCCACACCCGGTTCCCCTACGACCCCCAAGGCGCAAGACAGGCGTTCCATGTTGTCTGAGCAACTCAACAACATTGAGGAGCGCCTCTGATGTAACCAGGAGTCTAAGCGATGGCATTCGCTAACACTTCGATCAGTGACATCATTGCGACTAACATTCAGTCGCGTAGTGGTGAACTGGCCGACAACGTAACGAACAACAACGCCTTGCTGCGGCGCTTGAAAGAGCGCGGCAACGTCAAGACGTTCTCGGGCGGTAACGTGATCTTGCAGGAGATCATGTACAACGACTCGACCACCAACAACACCAACTCGTACTCCGGCTACGAAATCCTGAACGTGGGCCAGAACTCGCCCATTTCGGCGGCTCAGTTCCCGATCACGCAGTACGCCTCGGCGGTGTCGATCTCTGGTCTGGAGATGATCCAGAACAGCGGCAAAGAGGCGATCATCGACCTGCTTGATGGCCGTATGAACGTCGCGGAAGCGCAGTTGGCGAACCGCATCGGCGGGGACATCTACCTCGACGGCACGGGCAACTCCGGCAAGAACATCACCGGCCTCGCCGCTGCCGTCCCTGATGCTCCTTCTTCGGGCACCTACGGCGGCATCGACCGGGCCAACTTCTCGTTCTGGCGCTCGGTGAAGTACTCGGGCGTTACGGACGGTGGTTCTGCGGTGACGGCATCGAACATCCAGGCGTACATGGACGCCCTGGCCGTTCAGCTTATCCGTGGCACTGACAAGCCGGACCTGATCGTTGCCGACAACAACTACTACAAGTTCTACTTGCAGTCGTTGCAGTCGATCCAGCGCATCACCGATGGCGGCAACAGCAAGCAGGGCGCTGGTTTCGCGTCCCTCAAGTACTACGGCGCTGGCATGGCGTCCGATGTCGTCCTCGATGGCGGTGTCGGCGCTGCGGCTACGGCGAACCACATGTGGTTCCTCAACACGAGCTACATCTTCTTCCGCCCGCACGCTGATCGGAACTTCGTACCAATCGGAGGCGAGCGTCAGGCTGTCAACCAGGACGCCATCGTGAAGCTCATCGGTTGGGCTGGCAACCTCACCTCTAGCGGCCCGCAATTCAGCGGCTGCTTGATCGCTTAAGGAGGGCGCAGAACATGGCTTATTCTTGGGTTGAAAACCGCGCCGGAATGCTTGCCGTCGCGTCTACTGACAGTGGGTACACCCCCGCAAACGCCTCGTCCGCGATTCCTACCCCCCCGGCTACGCTGGGGATGGTGGCGCGGGCGTATGATCCCACCTACGGCGAAGGTGAGTTCATCATGCTGCTGGGCGTTGCCAGCACTGCTGTTGGGTCTCTTGTCTCCTACAACGCAACGACCTATCAGACTGCGCTGTCTGCCAACACCGCTAACCTTGCTGGCCCCGTCGCCGTAGCGATGTCTGCCAACACGGCTGGCCTGTTTGGCTGGTATCAGATTGGTGGCTTGGCGGTTATTAAGAAAACCGCCGTTGCGACCAGCGCCCAGGTCGCTGTGTACCAGTCGGCGACGACTGGTCAGATCATGGCTACTGCGGCATCGGGCAAACAGATTCTCGGCGCTCGCTCCGCGAATCTTGCGACTGTTACGTCTACTACCTCTACGGTGATCGTGTCGATCAACCGCCCCCACAAGCAGGGCGCGGTTACCTAGCATGATCCTGCCGTCCAATCTGGACGACATGATCCCGGCATCCTGCAACACAGGAGATGCGGAGATTCTCGCCAATATGCGTTTGGCGAGTGATCTTCCGCTCTCTTGGTTGCTGATGTCCGAAGATACCTGTTTGGGTACCGCAATGATCGTCGGCGGAGGGCCGTCTGTACGGGCCTTCTTGCCGACGATCAAAGCCCGGCAGCAAGCTGGCGAAGGCGTAGTCGTCGCGATGAACGGTTCCCTTGGGATGCTTACCCAAGCGGGGATCAAGCCAGAATTCTTTGTTTTGTTGGACGCTCGAAAGGAAAACTTGGACTTCCTTACACGCGGGAAGGCCGACCACTATCTGATTGCGTCCCAATGTCATCCTGACTGCTTCATCGCGCTTGCGGGCAGCGATGTTACCCTCTGGCATCCAAACTACCGGGGGGTAGAAGACATTATTGGCGACCGTGAGTGCGCCCTGATTGGCGGCGGCACAACGGTTGGCCTTCAGTCAATGTCGATCATGTTCGCCAAGGGCTACCGAAGCATCGACCTTTACGGGTTCGACAGTTCCTACACAGATAATGTTAGTCATGCGTATTCGCAGCCTATGAACGTCAATGAGCGCGTCAACGACTACATGCTGAATGGCAAAACCTTCACCGCCCCTAGTTGGATGGCCCGACAGGCGATGGAGTTCCAAACTGCGGCTGTACAGCTAGCCGACGCTGACTGCGTTGTGTCTGTTCACGGCTTCGGGCTGCTGCCGGAAATAGCCAAGAGCATGGTCATGGGCGCCATGACTGAAAAGCAGAAGTATTCTAGAGTCTGGGACCACGCTACATACCGTGACTGGTCGCCGGGCGAAGATACCGCATCGCTGTTTGTTGGCCTCTGCGCCGGTCACAATATCAAACGCGCCATCGACTTCGGCTGCGGCACTGGCAGGGGCGGAGCGAAGATCAGTAAACTGACTGGGTGGGATGTCCGTCTGGTAGACTTTGCAGACAACTGCCTGGATGACGGCATAACGCTGCCACTGATCATCGCTGACCTCAGTGAACCTATGAGTACGCAGGGCGACGTAGGCTACTGCACTGACGTACTAGAACACATCGAGCCACACTTAGTTGATGATGTCATCACGAACATCATGGCTTGTGTGAAAATGGCGTTTTTTCAGATTTCTCTCGTACCAGATAGTCTTGGTGCGCTGGTCGGCGCACCACTACATCTGTCGGTGTTCCCAGCAGACTGGTGGTCGCAGAAGTTCTCTCGATACGGTATTTTGCACTTCAGTCACACCGATACCGAAGCTAGGTTCTTTGTCGTCAATCACTAGGAGGCTTTGATGCCCATTCCGTCACAAGTTCTGTCTGCCGGTAACTCTCCGCTTTCGACCTTGGCAATCTCGGGTAGCGGCGCGACCGGCCTTGTCGCTGTTGGCACCACCCTCGCCACTGCACTACAGCTTTCTGCAACGTGGAACGCTATCACCACTTCTTCCGCCTCTACTGGCGTTGCCCTGCCGCCGACGGAAGCTGGTGCTGTGGTCGGCATCCGCAATGATAGCGGCCAGACCATCACCGTTTACACCCCAACCGGCTCGACCGTAAACGCCGCCGCAAGCAATGTCACACTTGCTACTGCCAAGACGATGCTTCTGTTCGCCACGTCCGCGACGACGTGGGCATCAATCACCTCGGCGTAATCCATGCCCTTGGACAGCGATGAGAACGGCGCGGACAGCAAACTGTTCGTAGAGTTCTACGAGCAGGAGCGTATGCCCGATCGCGGCAAGGTGTACGTCCGCATCATGGTGCCCGGCGACAAGTTAAACATCATCGACACGCCGATGCGCGACTACCACAAGGAACGCTTCCCGCGTCAGTGGCTTCACTACTCGATGAAGGCCAACGAGGGTGTTTCGGCCATTGGCGTGCCGTTGCTTGAGTGGGCGAAAGAAGCCCCCGACGACATCGCCGTGAACCAGCTTGAGGAACTCACCATCCTCAAGTTCCAGACTGTTGAGCAGGTCGCCACCGCCACTGACGCGCAGTTGCAGCGTGTTGGTATGGGTGCTGTCGCACTCCAGCAGCGCGCGCGTGCGTTCTTGCAGAACCGCAACAAGACGGCCACCAAGTCCGAGATGGACGAACTGAAAGCGGAACTCGCCAAGGCGCAAGCCATGATCACGGAACTGGCGGCAAAGCGCGGTCGCCCCCGCACGATCACCACCGAGGAATAACCCATGACTACAATGCTCCAACTTATGCAGCAGGCTGCGAGCGAGTTGGGCATTGCGGCTCCGTCAACGGTCGCGAGTAATACCGCACAAGACACTGTGCAGATGCTCGCGCTGTTGAACGCATCGGGATACGAACTGCTCCGCAAGCACGCTTGGCGCACACTCACCAAGCAGTACGCCTTCTACACGTCTTATCTCACCACCACTGGAACATGGACTACTGCCTCTGCGGTTGTGTCCTCGATTCCTACTACGACCGGGCTGGACACTACCTACATCTGCCTCGGAACCGGTTTGCCCAACAACAATGCTGTAGCAAGCGTTGACAGCGGCACTCAGGTGACGTTGACGGTCACGCCGACTGCTGCGGGCACAGCGGCAACGATCTACTTCCAAAAGGTGAAGTACGCCCTTCCGTCCGACTACGAGGCGCTCATCCCGCGCACGATGTGGGACAAGTCCAAGCGTTGGGAAATGCTTGGGCCGGAGGACGCCCAACAGTGGGAGTGGTTGCAGTCCGGCTACATCGCCACCGGCCCGCGTGTGCGTTGGCGTCTGTTTGGTTCGTACTTCCAAATCTGGCCGGGGTTCAGCGCGTCTGAGTACCTTGGGTTTGAGTATCGCTCCAATGCATGGGCCGCGACTGCTGCGGGCGTTGCGAAGTCGAGTTTCACCATCGACACCGACACGTGCATCTACCCTGACCGTCTGATGGTCCTTGCGCTCAAGCTAAAGTATTTTGAGGCTAAGGGCTTCGACACCACGGCGATCTACCGCGACTACCGCGAGGAACTTGAGGCGGCAATCGCTCTCGATATGTCGAGCGCAAATCTTAGCTTCGCTCCGCGTCCAGGGACCGTGCTGATCGGCTACGACAACATTCCTGACAGCAACTACGGCCTGTAGCCTATGCTCCGCCCGCAACGCCTCGTAAAGAAGCAGAACGCCCAGGTCCAATCGGTCCCTGCTCCTGTTGGCGGGTGGAACGCTCGCGACAGCCTTGCGAATATGGAAATCACTGACGCCGTGCAGTTGGAAAACATGTTTCCAACGGTCAACAGCGTCCAGCTTCGGGGCGGGTATTCGTCGTGGGCGACCGGACTAGGTTCTCAGGTCGAGAGCCTGTTCTCGTATGCGGGCGGCGCTACTAGCAAGCTATTCGCTGCTGCGGGCACTTCCATTTGGGATGTCACGTCTAGCGGCGCTGTTGGCGCGGCGTCGCTCACGGGGCTAACAAACGCCCGTTGGGAGCATGTGAACGTCAGCACCACGGGCGGGAACTACGTCTACATCGTCAACGGCTTTGACAGTGCGCGGGTGTTCGACGGCACTGTGTGGTCAACCCCCGCCATCACCGTGGCTACATCATCGACGTTCTCACAGGTGGAGTTGTTCAAGAACCGCTTGTGGTTCATTCAGAAGAACACGCTCAAGGCGTGGTATCTCCCTACCTCTGCCATCAGCGGCGCTGCGGCGTCACTCGATCTTTCGTCTGTTGCTCGCAAGGGCGGGTACCTTGTGGCGGTTGCGACATGGACGCTGGATGCTGGCTACGGTGTAGACGACAACCTTGTATTCGTGACTTCCGAGGGCGAGGTGATCGTCTACCGGGGCACCGACCCGGCTAGTGCGGCCACATGGGCGCTGACCGGATTATGGCAGCTTGGCTCGCCAATCGGGACTCGATGCGTCTACAAGTACGCGGGCGACCTTCTGATCCTCACTTATGACGGCCTATTCCCATTGGCGTCCGCGCTGCAAAGCAGCCGCTTGGACCCGCGTGTGGCGCTCTCGGACAAGATTCAGGGCGCTATGGCGCTTGCCACGTACAACTATGGCTCGACCTTTGGTTGGGACATCACCTACTCGTCCAAGGACAACGCCCTATGGGTGAACGTCCCTGTGGCCGTAGGTAGCCAACAGCAGTACGTGATGAACTCGATCACCAAGGCTTGGTGTCAGTTCACCGGTTGGGCGGCTAACTGCCACGAGGTGTTCAGCAACACGCCGTACTTCGGTGGCAACGGGGCAGTCTACAAGTCGTGGACTGCGGACAATACCGACAACGCGGCGGCGATCCAGACGAACACGATCCAGGCCTTCAACTACTTCGACACCCGAGGTACGAAAAAGCAGTTCACCCGTGTCCGTCCCACCCTGCTGACCAATGGCATCCCATCTACGTTTATCGGCATGAATGTGGACTTCGACCTGTCCGACACTACTGCTGCCCTGACGTTCAGTCCCGGCACCACGGCGCTGTGGGATACGTCCCTATGGGACGTTGCTGTGTGGGGAGCCGGGTTGGCTGTCAACAATGGCTGGCAGGGCATCGCCGGTATCGGCACCTGCGGCGGATTGCACCTAAAGACTTCATCCAAAGGCATGGACATCCAGTGGCCCGCAACTGACGTTGTGTATCAGTCGGGATGGCCTGGAGTTTAGTTTTCGTATATGCTTCGCACTCGCCCACATCGCCATTAGTGGCGGAAGGCTCCTGCGGCATCAGTTGGTGCTTTCATGGTGAGCCCTTTGGCGCAAGACACATACTCCATAGCGACTGAAAACTTTGAGGCTACATACTCAGAGTTTGAGCCCTTGTACCGGGAGCATTATGGCGAGATGCGGGCGCGGTTGGCCGCTCTCGGCAACGAGATTTCTCCCTACAACCCACGGTTAGATGAGTATTTCCGAGCTTCACGGGGCGGCTATTTGCTGACGTTTACCGCACGTTGCTCTGGACGCCCGGTTGGCTACGCCAATGTGTATGTCACCAACGACATGCACAATGGCGACCGGATAGCGCAGGAAGATGCGCTCTTTGTTACCAAAGAACACCGCAAAGGGGTTGGCCGTAAGCTGACCCTTTATGGGCTGGATCAACTGCGGCAGACGGGGGTTTCCCGACTGAACGTAAGCGCCGTGACCGATACTCGTGCGGTAAGTCTATGGTCACGGCTTGGGTTCCGTGCCGTAGCGACTGAAATGGTTTACCAGTTCTAAGGAAGCAATATGTGCCGCAATAACCCATCACCACCCCCGGTCCCTGATTACCAGGGCGCTGCGGTAGCGCAGGGCGCTGCGAACGTAGACGCTGCCCGCGCCTCGGCCAAGCTATCCAACCCCAATATCATCGGCCCCACGGGGTCACAGACTGTCACCTATGAAGGCGACATTCCGACCGTCACGCAGACGCTTGCTCCTGACGCACTCAAGGCGCTCCAGAACCAGCAGCGCGTACAATCGGACCTCTCGGGGCTTGCGGAGAAGGGCATCGGCACGGCGCAGAACGCCCTAGCACAGCCGTTCAATCCCAACCTCAAGGGCTTGCAGACAGAACTCACTGGTGTTGGCTCTATCCCCAATGCGCCCAACCTTGGTCTGTACGGTCAGGCTCAAGGCAGCATCGACACAAGCCAACTGCCCAAGGCTCCGGTCAACGCCGGGACTACGGGACAGGAAGCGATCATGGCTCGCCTTGCGCCTCAGATGGCGCAGCAGGAGGCCGCGACTCGCACCCGCCTTGCCAATCAGGGCTTGGTGAGCGGTGGTGAAGCCTATACGAACGAGATGCGCGACCTCGGCAACCAGCAGAACGATCTGCGTAGCCAAGCCGCATTGCAGGGTATCGGCCTGGACACGGCAGCGCAGCAGAACGCCTACGGTCAGGCGATGCAGAGCGCGGGCTTCGGCAACCAAGCGTTGTTGCAGAACCAGAACGCCGCGCTGTCACAGTTGCAGGCGCAAAACTCGCAACAGGCTAACCAGTTCAACCAAGCGCAGCAGATGGCGCAGTTTGGCAATCAGGCCCAACAGCAGTCATTGGCGCAGCAGCTTGCTCTCCGCAACCAGCCGTTGAACGAGATTAGCGGATTGATGAGCGGTAGCCAGATTCAAATGCCGCAGTTCCAAGGGTACACGGGGCAGACGATCACGCCGCCCCCGGTGTTCGGCGCGGCTCAAGCGGCAGGACAAGCGGCCACGCAGAACTATGGGATTGCCCAAGGTGGCGTAAATGCACAGAACCAAGCGTTCGGACAACTCGCTGGTGGCCTCGGAATGTACTTCGGGGGTGGCCTCGGCAAGTCCGCGAGTACCGTAAATGGCTGACTTCAACCCATACGCATCCCAACAGGCGGCAATCGCCCGCCAGCAGAAGATGGCTGACATCCTGCAACAGCAAGCGTTCCAGCCGCAGGAAGCCGGTAGCTACAACGGCATCCCCGCCGCTCTCCCCGCTTGGGGTGGGCTGGCGAAGGCGTTGCAGGGGTACATGGGTGGATTGCAAGGCAAGCGTGCCGAGGCTGGTCAGGCTGCGTTGGGCGTGCAGCAGAAGGCCGACCAGGACCGCTCCGCAGCCGCACTCGCAGCGGTATTGAACGGCGATCCTGTGGGCCCGCTAGACCCGACAGGACTGAACCCAGACGACCTGCGTACCGCAACCGCCCTTACGGCACAGCGCCAAGCAGCAGCCGCCGCCGAGCAGCGCGCCCAAGCGAGGGTGGTTGAACAGCGGGCGTATGATGCAACGAAGCCAGAAAACGTAACTGCCAGTTACACGTACACTGGCGATACGCCGCAGATGCGCGATACACCAACCGATGCGTGGCATTCTGCGGTCACGCCGGAGATGGACGCTGCCAATAAGGCCCAGGCAGGTACCTACAAAACTGTTGGGCGGCGCATGGGGCAAAACGGCCCTATTGAGACTGATTTTACTGAGCGCGTCGTTGACCCCAACAGGAGATTATCGAACCTCGCGCTGCTACAGCAGGAGTTGGCTTCGGAACGCGACCCCGCGCGGCAGGAGCAACTCAAGCAAGCTATCGACAAAGAACTGCTAGTTTCAAAAACCGTGACCGGAACAGACGGTGTTATCCGTCAGTTGATGTATGACGGTACTTGGGCAGTGATAGGCCGGGCAGACCCGAAGCTAATTGGTGCCAACGCTGCGGCTGCGGCGCAAGGGAATGTAGTGGGCGCTGGAGCGGGCGCGCAGACGGTTTCTGCGCAACAGGCTGGAGTTATGACCTCCATGCTGAATAGCCCCATAGTCTATGAGCCGGGCAAGCCTCCAGTGTCCATTGACGATCTACTGAAAGAGGCAACTGACAGTTGGACCGGGCGCACGCGCGATCAGGTATTGGCTGTATTTGGCGCGACAAGCCAAGCCGGGTTGGCGGCTAAAAAGCTGGACGTCATCGCCGCCCAATTGCTGAGCAAGGTTCCGAGGTTTAAGGGGCAGGACTCTGACTCCGATGTGCGTCTGTATGAAAAGATGGCGGGCGACCTTGCCAATCGGTCAATCACCGGCGAGGCCCGCCAAGCGGCACTCGATACGCTGCGTTCTTTGGAGGCGAAAGCCGCCATGCAGAACGGTCTTACGCCACAGGGCGCAACACCTAAGGGCGCAATACCTATGCCTACCGACAAGGCGGATATGCGACCGGGAGTGGCATACATACTTCCAAACGGAGAGATTCGGACGTGGAACGCGAAAGGCTGGTTTGAGTAATGCCGATCACGTTTGAGGACGCCCTAAAACTACCGCGAGAGAGACTCACGTTTGAGCAAGCCGCTGCGCCGAGCAGCCCAAAACCCGCGCCGAGCAGCCCAAAACCCGCGCCGAGCAGCCCACAATCCGGGCCTCCCTTCCCCGCGTGGGTACCCGCGTGGGCACAAGCCGCCCAGAACTTCACTGACGGGGCAGAGAACTCCGTTGTAGATGCCCTTACGTTTGGGTTGGCTCCGCTCGTCCGCGCTGCGGGGGCGTATAGTGGCGCGAACCTGCACGACCGCGTTACCGGCGGGCCGGGGGTGTCGTGGAAGGACTCGATAGGCAAGGTCCGCGCCGATTCTGCACAGTTCGCAGCCGCACACCCCGTAGTGGACGCCGTTAGCGGCTTTGTGGGCGGAATGATCAACCCGCTTACAAAAGCCAAGTGGGTAGCTAACACGGTGCTCAATGTCGGACAGGCGGGGGTGCAAGGGGCGCTAGATACCATTGGCACTGACGCCGATATGGCTGGCAACGCGGAGAAGAACGCCGGGATTGCAGCCTTGCTGAGTGCAGTCATCCCCGGCGGCGCGAAAACTATCCACGCGGGCGTAAACTTGGGGGGTTGGGCGGGGCGTAAGCTGGGCGACTTCGTGGGCACCAACGCGGGGCAGCAACGGTCGCTTGGTAATGCCGCGCGGGACGCGGGCGTAACGTCGAGTAGCCTCCGCGCCGACATGGCGGCCAACCCCAGTATGCTGCCCGTTGAGGTGCTTAGTGGCAAGAGCAGCCTAACAAACTTGGCCGAGGAGTCGGTAGGCACCGGGGCGGTGAAGGACCGCTTGGTAGCCGATCTGGAGGCGCGTCAGACTCCGGCCATGCAAACCGACCGCCTTGAAGCAGCCGTAAGGGACAACGTGGGGCCGCCGGGGGCATACAACCCGGTGGAATCCTATCATGGGGTCAGGGCGGACCTAGAAGCCCGCAAGGCAACCGAACCGGACGCTTGGTATCAGGCCGCGTACACGGACCCGCGCAACGCGCGGATTGTGGACGACGCGGAGTTACGCAACCTACTCAAAACCCCCGCAGGAAAGAACGCGGCCCAAGGGGCCGTCAAAAACGCCAAAAACACGCGGACGGACGTATCCCCCGTTGACGATGAACTTACTACGGCGCTTAAAGAGGCTCGCGACCTTGGGTTGCTAACCGACAAAGAGATAGCCGCTGGTAGGGCCGCCGGGTGGAAGGTCGGTGATGGCTACACGTTGGCGCATTTGCATAACGTCGAGAAGCAACTGACCAACGCGCTGGAACTAGATTTTAAGGCGGGGAAACTGCCTAACGGCGTCAAGGATGTACGCGACGACCTGCGTAAGTTCATCGAGAAGATGGACGCCACGGGAGGTCTGAAAAAGGGCCGTGAACTCTATAGTGGGCTGTCGGGGGAGATCGAATCCCTAGACTTGGGGCGGGCGCATATGGCGTCCACTACAACAACGGCCTCAGACATGAACGCGGCCATGCGTCCGTTCAACCTAAAGGACATGACGCCCCGGCAGCAGGAGTTGTACCGCGTTGGCGCGGGGCAAGCCCTTATCGACGATATACACCGGCTGAACCCCTCCGCCGCTATGCCCCCGCTAACCACGCATATGCTTGATAAGCTTGATGTGGTTATGCCGGGCCGCTCCGCCGCGTATATGAAAGCATTGCGGGACGAGCAGACCCGCATTGCCACGATCCAAAACGCTAAGGCTGGCGCTGCCGCCCCGGCAACTGCGGGCGTCCCCCGTGTAGCGGCGGCGATTGGCACCGCCCTGGGGTCGCTTGCCGGGCTTCCCGGTGGTCTTAGCCTGGGCGCTATTACGGGCGTGTTGGGCGGCGTAGGTGGGCGGAAAGCCGCGCTCGCCATGCGGCGCGACCCGGCGCTCATTCGTGAGGCCATGTACACGCGCGGCCATAAACTGGCGGCCATCCTGAAGAACTACGAGACTCGGGCCGCAGCCGCCCCCGCCAAGGCAGCCAAGGCAGCGCGTACATCGCAAGCCCTCGCTAACGCGCTGGCGCGTGGCATATCAGGAGCAACAAGATGAGTTACAACGGTTCCGGGACATTCGTAATCAACTCTACCGGCCAGCCGGTTGTCACCAACACGACGATCAGCAGCACGGCGTTCAACGCGCTGACGGCTGACCTAGCCACGGGGTTATCTACCGCCTTGACCAAGGACGGGCAGACGACTGCGACTGCCAATATCCCGATGGGCACCAAGAAGCTGACCGGGCTGGGCGTCGGTAGCGCCAACACGGACAGCATTACGCTTGGGCAGTCTCAGGCGGGCGGGGCGCTATTCCTTACGGCTGCGGGCACGGCTGACGTAATCACCGCCACTGGCGCTCCGACCATCACCGCCTACGCTACCGGCAACAGTTACTACTTCACGGCCACGGGCGCGAACACCACCAACGTGACGCTGAACGTGGATAGCCTTGGTGCAAAGGCGGTCACGAAGAACGGCAGCACAGCTCTAGTCGCGGGCGACATCCCGAGCGGCGCTGAAGCGCATGTTGTGTACGACGGCACACGGTTCCAGTTGATTAACCCGGTGGGCGCTGGCTTCAGCATGCCGCAAAACTCGCAGAGTGCGAACTACACCACCGTGCTCGGCGACGCTGGCAAGCACATCTTCCATCCGTCGACCGACGCGAACAACCGTACGTTCACGATCGACAGCAACGCCAACGTGGCCTACACGATTGGCACAATTATGCGCTTTGAGAACCAGAGCGTGAACACGCTGACTCTGGCGATCACCGCCGACACGCTGACGCTGGAGCCGGGCGGCCAAACGATCAGCATCGTGATCGGCACGAACGACAGCGTTGACGTGCTCAAGGTCGGAACCACGAATTGGGTTGCTCGTCGTACGGCGGCACGCTCATTGGCAGTTAATTCGCAGAGCGCGAACTACACCACCGTGCTGTCGGACATGGGCAAGTTCCTCTTGCACCCAACGGCGGACAACAACCCGCGAACCTTCACGATCGACAGCAACGCCAATGTTGCGTACCCGGTCGGGACTGAGTTGGTGTTTCAGAACCAGATCAACACCCTCACGGTGGCGATCACCACCGACACGCTGACGCTGCTCCCCGACGCGACGACCGGCAGCATTTCTGTCCCTGCAACTTCGCAACTGCGCGTGATGAAGGTGGCGGCGACGTCGTGGGTCGCGACGTACATCGGCACGGCTGGCACGAAGAACACGGGTACGTCCGGCGCGACGGTGCCGCTGTTGAACGCCGCCAACACTTGGTCTTCCGGGGCCACGCAAACCTTCACGCTCGACAACGCGACTAACGCCGGTTGGAAAGCGGTTCCCGCTGCCGCCGCGGGCTCCAGCGCGTTTATCGGCGCTGCCTCTGTCGGCTCGGCGGGGCCGCAGTCGATGGTTTGGTGGATCAAGAAGACCACCGGTATCGCTGCGGCGACGGCCATTGACTCTGGTCAGGTGCAGACCGGCTGCGCGTGCCTATGTTGGGTGTTCGGTAAGGACCAAGCTGCAAACAACCGCTTCGCCGACTTGGTGTGGGCTGGCGGCACGACCGCGACGCTTGTGTCCGGTATCAACACCCAGGGCGCACCTACGGCTCGGACCTATAGCGTCGGAGCGGGCTCGCTGAAGTTGGCAATGGCCGCGGGCACGTACGACACATGGATGCACCAAATCATTATCACCGACGGTTCGTAGGAGATCGCAATGACCATCACGTACTCATGGCTACGCGACCGGCTCAAATCAACGGACGGCGACACTGTCGACCAGATCGTCTTTACCCGCTCGGGCACAGACGGTGGCAACACCGCAACGCGGTGTGTTGTATGGGTAGTGCCGGATCAAGACCGCAAGCCGCGCTCGGACTACACGGGGCCGGAGTTGGACAGTATGCGCGAGTGGTGCTGCGAGCAGCACAGTCTCGACGCCGAAATCGCCCTGTCTCTTGGGGCTTAACGCATGCCGGTCGAGAAGCCAATCAAGGCTGGCGGTCTGATCTCTCTGCTGACGCCGACGAACGTATTGCTGGCCCTGGTCCTCGCCCTGGTCAGCACTATCGGGGCCACCCAGGCAGAGACGCTCAAGTACTTACAGATCAGCGTAAACCAAGCCCTAACGCAAGGCGCGGCGCTCATGGAGCGTGTAAACAGCCTAGTGCGCGAATCTGGCGACCGTAAAGCCGACATCCAGGCGGTCAACCAGCGCATCGACAAGATGCTGGAAGCTCGGTGAACCTAGACCGGGTAGTAGCCGACCTCGTTCGCGAGGAAGGGTTCAAGGAAAAGCCCTATCTTGATGTCGTGAACGTCCTCACCTTCGGCCACGGCTTGACCTACATCACAGAGAGCGAATCGCGCCGGATTGTCAGGGAACGCTGCGAGCGCATCGAGGCCCTGCTGACCGAGCAGATCGCTGGCTTCGAAGGTCTATCCGATGGCCGCAAAGCCGCTCTGATCGAGATGGCTTACCAAATGGGTGTAGACGGCCTCAAGCAGTTCCACATGATGCTCGCCGCTCTGTGGGAACACGAATACGAAGCTGCGGCAGACGCAGCACTAGATTCCAAGTGGGCCAAGCAAACCCCGGCCAGGGCCAAACGAGTAGCGGAGATGATTAGGAATGGCTAACTTCGACTGGAAGGCCCTTGTCCGCACGGTGTCACCAACACTAGGCACAGCCCTTGGAGGGCCTCTAGCGGGCTCCGCTGTGGCAGCAATCGCCACGGCGCTACTGGGGAAGCCTGGGACCGAGGAGGAGATAGCGACAGCCCTCGCCGCTGCTACTCCTGAGCAAATCCTGTCCATCAAGAAGGCCGACCAGGACTACGCGGTTCGGATGAAAGAGGCCGACATCCATTTCGAGGAACTGTCGGTAGATGATCGCAAGTCAGCCCGGCAACTGGCAACCAACGACCTCTGGACGCCTCGGATCGGCTTCCTAGTCATCACCATCGGCTTCTTTGCCGAACTCGGGTGGATCACCACCCACGGTATTGCGCTCGATACCACCGGGGGTGCTGTAGTCCTGTCGCTGGTGTCGATCCTGGGGACGGTCTGGATCGGCTGTTGTGCTTTCTACTACGGGTCAACGTCCGCAAGCCGTGGCAAGGACGAAACGATTAGTAAGGCCCTCAATCGTTGAGGATAGTCCTCTACTTCCTCCCAGCAGCCAACCCGCCATCACTGGTAGGGTTACGCTCTGCCGCAGCAGAGGCGCTGAACCGACCGCTGGCCCCTTTCGTCTGTCCGATGTTCTGTTCGATGAAGTCGGCGGCGCGGCGTAGCAAAACAGCATCAGCGGGCGGCGTGATGTAGACGCCACGACACATAATCTCTGCGCGCTCCCGCAACTCCCGCACGATCTCCGCCCCAGGCGAGTGGGTGCCTGATACTGCGGTGAAGTTCTCGCTCTTGAATGTCACAGCTACTTCCCTCCCTTGCTGTCGGGAATCTCTGCGAAGGCGATGGCGGCGATCAGATCGTCTTTCATCGTTTCAGTGATCGTGCGGCGGTTGGGAAATTGCCCGGCAATCTCCTTCGCCGCCTCCAGCAGTTCCCTCACGCCGGTTGCGGCGATGGCGGCGCGTGCGTCATCCTCAAACCGTTCGCGCATTTCCGGTTTCATCAGCGCCAGCGGGTTCACGATGTATGGTGCGCCGTTGCGAGCGCCAACCGCATTCGCCAGCGCCCGCGCCACCCTCTCCGTCAGTTTGTCCGTCATGGCTTCACCTCGATCATACGTTCGACAAGTTTGACTGCGGAGGATTGGAGCATGGCGACGGTGGGGGCGAGCGCGTCCCCCGCAGCGGCCCTCGCAGCGGCCCCCGCAGCGGCCCCCGCAGCGGCCCACGCAGCGTCCCTCGCAGCGTCCCACGCAGCGTCCACAGTCGCCGCGCTCGCTCCCGCAGCGGCCCCCGCAGCGGCCCACGCAGCGTCCCTCGTAGCGTCCCCCGCAGCGTCCCCCGCAGCGGCCCCCGCAGCGGCCCCCGCAGCGGCCCTCGCAGCGGCCCCCGCAGCGGCCCTCGCAGCGTCCCCCGCAGCGGCCCCCGCAGCGGCCCCCGCAGCGGCCCTCGCAGCGGCCCCCGCAGCGGCCCTCGCAGCGGCCCACGCAGCGTCCCCCGCAGCGTCCCACGCAGCGTCCACAGTCGCCGCGCTCGCTCCCCAAGTCGTTGCTGTCAGTTCCGGGAGTGCAGCAACTGCGTCAGCGTGGGTGTCGAGTTTGGCGAGGCGCAACCACGCGACTGTCTGCGTGCGGGTCAGCCAATCGACCGCCATCCACGCACGCGCGGATTCAACCTCTGGGGTCGAGCGTGTGCCAACCAACTTTGGCACTAGCGGGAGCAACAGGCGGGTGCGGTCGGCATCCGGCAAGCCATCGTTCCATGACCGCATGAACGCGCCGATTACCGGGCAAGCGCATTGCGGATGGTCCGACCACGGTTCCCCGGCGACGAACGCAACCGCCTCCATAGCGCACATTTTCGCGCCGTTCGCTGCATGCGCCCCTGAGTACAGCGCGGTAACTTGAGCAACCCGTTCGATGTTCATTTCTTCTCTCCGATCTTCACCACCACGCACCCGACCGGCTCAATCTCAGACAACCGGACGTTGCCTAGGGCTTTCAGGATGCGTTCGCGCCAGTTCATCGGCACATCGCGTCGATTGCTTCCGCTCCCGTGGTGAACGGGCCGATCGGATCGTCTTCCAGTAGTAGAAACCGGCGAGCATTACGAGCTTGGTACGTTGAAAGGTTATCGGGGCCTAGTGTCAGAACTAGCGTAAGGATTGGCGAGTCCGATACGAGCGGACGGTTGCTGGCGAACAGCGCAATTTCCAGCGGGCAATCATCGTTGCCGTACCAAGCGGCCGCGCCGAATGCGGGAACGTCATACCCGCGCAATGCAGTGTCGCGTAGCCATTGCATATCTTCGGCTGTGTCGCTGTAGGTCGCCCCGCGGCGTGTTTTTGTGGAGGCTTTCATCGGTCACCGCTTGTTGTTGATGTTGAAACGACGATTTCGCATGTAAAACCGCCACCACATCTCGGCCTTCGCCATCGCGCTCCGTTCGGCCCGGTCCTCTTTGTGGACCTGCTTGTTGACGGCAGCGGCAGGGGTTAGGCGACTCCATTGGGATGGGCGGACGTAACTAGGCACCGATCTCTCCTGCTAACGCGGCATAGCCAGCTAGGTCAACCCAACTGTCGATGTGCTTGGGGTTGGTGCTGGCGCGCACCAGCTTCAACCCCGCCATTAGCAGCGGCACTTGGTGGGCCTCGATGCGGACGCCAAGCAGCACGCTCCACACGTTGGCGACCGCCGTAAAATGCTCGTGCGGGTCACCGTATGTCGCCTGACGGTCAACACAGATGCAATCGCGGGCTTGGTCCAAGATCGCGGCGCGGATCATTTCTTCACCCTGAACGTAGCAGGGTGTACGGCGTTACGGACAACCACACCATCGCCGCACAACTTAGCCAGCAACCAGCGCAACCACTCATCGCCAACCCGGTCCCGGCGCGTAAACACGGCGCTAATTTCCGCCACCGTCATCGGATCACCGCGCTGCGTGAGCAGGTTCACCACACGCCCGCTCCATCCGGTAGGGCCGCGAGCAGCGGCTTTGTTACGGGCGCTGGCGGCCCCCCTCGCGAACGAAGCGTTCTTATGCGCCCACCCCTTGGGGAGCGGGGCCACGTCATTCGCTTGAGGCAGCCGGGGCGCGCCAAGCACAGAGCCCACATAAGCCGGAGGCACCTTCTGAACCTTCACCAGCCCGAGGGCGATGGCTTCGTCGGTGGTATGGGTGGCGATATACGACGCCCGCTGCTGCCGCATCGGGGCGCTGTCGATGCCAGCGAAACCCCAGTTAGACTTCCTCATCTGTTTGCCTCGCATGTGTAAACGATGCCGTCACCGGCCCGCGCTGCTGCTTCCGCCTGACACAGCACGATGCCTGGGTAGTACAGGCCGGTGCTGACCGGCCCCAGCATGTGCGCCACGAGAACGAACGCTAGTACTGACATCTACCAGTTCCACGGGCGCAGCAGCGCCGCCAGCGCCAGCACCGTCACAATAGCCATTACGAAGTAGGGATCAGTCACGGCCCAGCCTCGTGAGCAGCGCCCTACGCTCGCGGTCCGCCCGCAGTCTCGTGAACCGCTGGTGAATACGCACAATGAAGGAAGGGCGGGTTTCCGTGTCCAGCATGCGTTCCAGTTGCTTCTCCGGTATACGGGACACCTTCTTGGTAAAGGCCAGCCAGTTCATCATCTTAACTCTCCAAGGGCTATGGTAGACACAGACGCTTTGTCGCGGAGCGCCGCCCAGATGCGCTCATCGACCGTTCCGTTCACGCTGAGTATATAACACCACACATCCTGTTGCTGACCAGAACGGTGTATCCGCCCGAGGGTTTGTTCGTACAACTCCCACGACCACGGTAGGGATAAGAACACTATCTTGTTGCCGCCGTGTTGCAGATTTAGGCCATGCCCCGCTGACTTGGGGTGAACCAGCAGCAGTTCGATCTCGCCCCGGTTCCATCGGTCAATCGCATCGGGATCGTCCAGCGTAACCGAGTGCGGGTAACTGCGCCGTAGTTCGGCTAGTTCCTCGCGGAACTGGTACACGACGATAGTGTTTGCGCGTTGGTTCTCTTCCAGCAGACTATCTAGCAGATCAAACTTAGCCCGGTTCGTCCGGTGAACGGTGCGGGTAACATCGTATGCGCCCGGCACACTGGAGGGGGTGCTTTCGGAAGCGTACACAAACCCGCTGGTGAGTTGTTGCAGTTTACCCGTCACGACGCCCGCGTTAGCCGCGATGGCGTCTGTGGTAGGGAACCGCAGGATGAAGTTGTTCTTCATCTCGTTGTACTCGCCCATCGGCATATCGCACGACAGGAATACCGTATGCACTTCCGGCAAAGTGTTGGTGTACACGCCGGGGTCCAGCACGAACGTAGCCGGTTTGATCCGGGCCATGACGTTTTCAAGGCTACCCTTACGGGGTTCCCACTCACCGAATTGCGGGTTTACCAGATCGAAATACTGCTGCAAGAACGCGCCACGGCTACGCCCGAGCAACTGCTGATCCACGATCTTGCATTGCCCAAACACATCAATAAGACCGTTGGAGGTGAACGACCCGGTTAGCCCCCAACGTACCGGGCTTTTGACGCTATTGAACAGCGCCTTGAACCTAGCGCCAGCCGGGTTCTTGAGCCGGGTAAGTTCGTCGAACACCACGCCGTCGAAGTTTACATGCGGTATGGTTTGCAAGTTGTCGTAGTTGGTTACGACCACTTGCGCCGCAGAGTTGAACGCAGCCGCGCGGCGGGTGGGAGCGCCTACCGCTACGGCTACGTCCAACCCCGGTGCCCATAGCGGAGCCTCTACGGGCCACACATATTGGGCTACCCTTTTGGGGGCTACGACAAGGAACCTTTTTACGCTGCCATCACGCAGCGCGTCCTGCATCGCGGTGAGTACGATAGCCGTCTTGCCCGCGCCGACCGGCGCGAGGACCATGCTACGGGGGTTGGCTCGCAGGAACCTAACCGCGTTTTGCTGATAGGGCCGCAAAACCATCCGCGTCCTCCAACGTGTAAATACACACATAGTTCTGCTTTAGCCGCTGCATGTCGGCGGCGAATACCTGTTGCAACCGCGACAGCCGACCGTCGGGCGCTTTCAGTTCTACGAACCAAGTACTCCCGTCGGGCAAGCACGCGATGCGATCCGCAACGCCACTACGCCCCGGTGAGGTGAACTTCCATGTCTTTCCGCCCATGCGGGCCACAACCCACGCGAAGCGCCGTTCGATTTCTGCTTCTCTCATGCGGTACATATAGGCTGCAACCAACTTCTTGACAATAGGTTATGTTGCACTATGTTGAGGGGGAAGGAGAACAGCACATGCACTCAACAACTGTTGGCGGAAGTACAGCCGCCCGCGTCATGGCTTGCCCAGGCTCAAGCGCCCTCTGCGAAACTGTCCCGCGTCTGCCGTCTAGCCGCTTTGCCGACAAAGGCACTCTGCTGCACGACGCCATAGCGCGTATGGTCACTGGTGATACCAACGTCCTCGGCCTCACATACAAGGAGGAGGTCATCACTCAGAACCTCATCGACGACAAACTCACCCCGGCGCTGGCGTTGTTCAACGCCGTGGGATGCACGGACTACGAACTTGAAGTCAAGGTCGAGTTCGGCGCGTACATCCCCAACGCCTTCGGCACCGCTGACATCATCGGACGCTTGGGCGACCGAGCGGTTGTACTCGATTGGAAGTTCGGGGACGGCGTTATGGTAGACGCCAAAGAAAACGCGCAACTCATGTTCTACGCAGCCGCAGCGATGCGGAAACGCGAATACGCCAACGTGGACGAGATCGAACTCATCATCATCCAACCGCCCAACATCCGGCGTTGGATTACTACCCGAGAACGGCTACAGGCGTTTGAAGTCGAACTCCGCAACGCCGTAATGAGCAACGAAAAGTCGCTCAACGCCGGTAAGCATTGCCGCTGGTGCGCTGCTCGCCCCGTTTGCCCCGCAGTAACCGGCGCGGTGGACCGGGCGTTGCAATCTAAGTTGCAACTGCTGGATGCCGTGACCATCGGTGCGTATCTCAAAGAAGCCGACGTTCTACAGGGGTGGATCGACGACCTCAAGGAACTCGCCATCACCATGATGTCCAACGACGCCCCCGTACCGGGGTGGAAGCTGGTGGACAAACGCGCCAACCGCAGGTGGGTAGACGAAACCGCCACCAAAGAATTTCTTACGGACACCGGCAACCTCGGCAAGTTTATGGAACTGGTGTCCCCCGCCAAGGTCGAGAAAATCCTCGGCAAGAAGTCGCTACCGGAAGGGTTGGTAGAGGCGGTATCTTCCGGTGTTACCCTCGCGCCCGTGGATGACCCACGGCGCGAGTCCTTCAACATGAGTAGGCTCTCTGCCGCTCTTAACAGGGTGAACTAATGACCGACACTAAAGTTCTGGCGATCTTCGAAAACGCGGGCTTGCCCGTAGCCTCGATCACCGCATCGCTGCGTAACATCCAGACTGGTTTGTCCACGGGGGGCGTGATCCTCAAGATGGACAAGACGGGTCACTGGGTGTACGGAGCCGACCACACCGACGTAGTGGACGGCACCGAGTGGGCCGTCAACCCGTTCTCGTTTGTTCACGGGTATATCGCTTGGGGGGATGGTGTCGTCCTGGGCGAGCGTATGGCGAGTGTGACCTCGCCCAAGCCCGAAATCGGCCCCGCCCCGACTGGCGCGACCAAGGGCTGGGAAGATCAGATCGGCGTCAGCCTCAAGTGCATGAGCGGTGAGGATCAGGGGTTGGAAGTGCGGTTCTGCACGACCAGCGTTGGCGGCAAGAGGGCACTTCAAGACCTCGCCGCTACGCTGGCCGATCATGTGGAAACGGACCAGACCACTCCCATTCCGGTGATCGTCCTCGGCACGGAACACTACCAGCACAAGAGTTACGGGCGCATCTACACGCCCGTGTTCAAAATCGTAAAATGGCTTCCGATGGAAGGCGAAGCTAAGTCGCGCCGCAAGTAAGGAAACGCGGGGGCTAAGACGCCCCCGCTACCCCGCTATGATCTGGCTAGACCTAGAAACCCGTAGCGAGTGCGACCTCAAACTTCATGGGGCGTACAACTACGCGGAGCATCCGACTACCGAAATCCTGTGCTGCTGCTACGCCATAGACGATGGCGAAGTGCGCGAGGGCATCCCCGATTTTGGCGACCATCAAATCCGCGCCCACAACGCCGCGTTTGAGCGGCTTATCCTCAACAAGACACACAACTTGCCCATCGAGCGGTTCTACTGCACCGCCGCGCAAGCCCGCGCTAACGCTATGCCGGGGAGTTTGGAGGATGTGGGCCGGTTCACAGGCAGCGGTATGCGTAAGAGCCGCACAGGCGCGGCGCTCATACGCAAGATGTGCGTGCCGCCGTTCCAGCACACGCCCGAGTTGCTCGCGGAGTTGACCGAGTACTGCGCCCAAGATGTCCGTGCCATGCGGTCGATCAGCAAAAGCATGCGGCCATTGTCGGGCGAAGAACTAGCCGACTACCACGTAAACGAACACATCAACGACCGTGGGGTTCTGTACGACCACGAGTTGGCGGTTTCGGCGCAACGGTACGCCGCTGCGGAGACTACCGAAATCCAGGCGCGGGTGAGGGGCGCAACGGGTATTGACTCCCCCCGTTCGCCCAAACTACGCGGTTGGGTGTGGGACCGAGTGCCCGACAAGTCGATCATGATGGTGGACGATAAAGTGTCGCTGGACAAATCTGTTCGGGCGAAGCTGCTGGCGTCCGCTGATGTATCGTCCGGCGTTCTCGATGTAGTCCAGATGGTCGATGACTTGGCTATGTCGTCCGTGTCCAAGTTCGCCCGCATGACCGAGTTGGGCCAAGGCGGGCGCATACGCGGTTCGTTCG